CTTTCAAAGGCATCTGCAATCGTCTGTAAATTAAATTCCTGCACATTCAGATTCAGGTCGGACAGCTTCTGTGCGTATCCATCCTCTATCTGCTTTTTCATTTCAGCCGCTTCGTCCTCAGATATAACATTTTCGGATAGTTGCAGCTCTACGTTCTTTAACGATACTTTCATTGCATCGTAATAGCTTGCGGCCGCCTTTTCAGTGTAGTCTTTAAGCTGTTCCTGCAATTCCGCATATGATTCCGGTGTAAGCGCTGCGCCGCTGGCTTTGAATTTAATACTGATTGCATCTAAATCCGCCTGATTCTCGGCATCTGCAAGCTTATTTGTAATGTCCGTAATCTGCTGTTGCAGATTGGTAAGCTCTGCCGATTCGTCAAGCGTTATGACACCATCTTCAAGCGCAATATTCATTTTTTCACTCAGCTCCGCGCTCAAATCATCTACCTGCTGTGTAAAAGAGTTGTACATAGTATCAAGACCTGTTGTATCACCATTGCCGTCTGTGAGAAGATTTAAAGCCACAGTTGCTTCGTAATGGTTGTCATTAATATATGTCTGCGCATTTTTTACAAATGTATCCACACTCTGTTTGTACTCGTCAATATCGGTATCAGATAACTGCATACCAAGATTGATTTTCCAGTTTTCACGCTTCAAAGTGCTTACGGAAGACTTCAAATTTGTTAAAGAACCCTGTGTGTTCTCCGTTACCGTATTAAACTCATCAAGCCCCTCTTTCATATTGCCGAAAGTGATTTCTTCCGCCAATTTCTTAATCTGCGAAAATGACAGCTTTATATCTCCAAATGAATCATTCATAACGTCTGCACATGATTCCTGAAACTTTGCCGCAAAGTCCTCTGCACTGACTGAAGAATCATTCAGCGCGTCTTTCAGGCTCTTGTTGGCAAACTTCGATGTCTTATCAATCGTAATGCCGGTTGCGTTATACACTGCCTGTATCTTGTCAGACATTGCCTGCATTTCCTCAACATTCTTTTGATAATCCTTTTTGACTTTATTGCCGCCCAACCAACCGGCAACACCACCGACACCGGCACCTATAAGTGTGCCAACTCCCGGAGCTATGAGTGTTCCTATCGCAGCACCAGCGGCAACACCACCGGCTTTCAATCCAGCAGATGCTCCATATGCAGCTTTTTCATCTTTATTATCAGACTTTATGGCTTTATATGTATCAACACCCGCATGAATCAACGAAGCTCCGGCAGCTAATCCTCCCGCCACTGCTCCAGCTCCGGTAAGTGCCGCCATTCCTCCGCTCATTGTTCCTGCGGTACTTCCAAAATACATACCGGCTTTATTTACCGGATTGAGCGCATATCCGACATTCGCCAGTCCGCCAAGGATTCCACTTCCGCCGACCATGGCATTACCGGTCGAACCAATTATCGAACCCGCAAGCGATACCCCGTCAGTGCCACCAGTACCAAACAATCCCTTGCCGATACTGAACGCACCTTTTCCAAGTCCCACAAACGGTTTTGAAATTTTCATCAGGATACCGGCAGATAAAACAGATGACAGGTCGGCGCTCTGTCCGCCCGGCAACAGTTTTGCCGCATTGCTGAACAGATTTCCCAGCCCGTCCCATATCTTTTCCGAAATAAGACTAAAATCAAATCCTTCCGAAAAGCCT